CACGTATGAGTTGCTTAAGCAATGCGTCAAGTTGGTTATTGGAGAGGCTTGTTAGACTAGGAACGCCTGAATCATCAGGTTGCGCTCCAAATCCTGCGATTTTCCTACGCCAGTCACAGCGAGGTGTGCGGTCATCCTCAATGTTCAGGTTTTTCGGACTTTTAGCAATGCTGATGAGTTGCATTAATTTGTTTCTGGATAAGTTAGGCATCTTCATCCTCCATAGAAATCAGATCTTCTTGCAGCAAATAATCGCCAATAGCATCCGTGTCGGGGATATTGAACTCATCGCCTGCATTGCAGGGTTCACCGATTTCATGCTGTAGAAACTGGCGCACAGTTTTATCAATTTCGCGGCGTTTGACGTTTAGAGTGTATCCCTGTAATAACACCTCATAATCGACGGTGATTTTTAGAGAAAGGGTTATGGTTAATGGTTTCATCTCACTCTCTCCCCAAACTTTTAGATCAGTCATCGAACATCTTTGTAAGAGGATTTTTATCACCTTCGCGTGTTACATCAGACATGAGAACGTAGTAATTTTTATTGCGGCTCTCTACGGTCAGAATTTCATTATTAATGGCAACCACTTTACCTTATCGGGTACGTCTCAGTTGTCTGATGACAGTTCTGATCCACAAGGCGTGATTGATACAGGACGCGAGGCGGTTCGGAAAAGTGTAGGACGTTATCCAAATACCCTAGTAATGGGTGCGATGGTATTTAACGTGCTCAAAGAACACCCGCGGTATGCCGATAAGCTCAAATACACTGACCGTGACAGCGTAACCCCTGACATGCTAGCAAAAGCAATGAATTTAGAGGGACTGCGCGTTGGTGCGGCCGTTTATTACGATGAAGCGACAGGAGAAAATATAGACATCTGGGGTAACGTGATGGTGCTTGCCTATATACCACCTGATCACGGCACACTCGCTGATCGCGGCGTACCCAGTTATGGCTACACCTACACTCTGCGTGGCTATCCAATGACGGAAAAACCCTACCAAGATCGCAATGCCAAATCTTGGATTTATCCCGTGACAAATGAACGCGCACCTGTGTTGTGCGGCATGGAGGCGGGTTATTTGGTTGAAGATGTGGTGGCTGTCGCCTAAGCCATGTACGCCTCGTCCGCTGATTTACTGCTGATTGCCCAGGCAAAAGAACTCGCTAAGATTGCCACGCCCAAAAAAGATAATCGCGGCGAGGTGATTGTGCCTGAGTTGTTGCAGGCATTGATTGAAAGTGCTGATACCTCAGCCTGGACGGCTGAACAAATCGCACTGGCAAACGAAGGGCTGATGGCAATCAATGAAGCCTTGGCAGATGCGCAGCGGGATATGGATTCGTATTTGAGTAGCCAGTATGACTTGCCGTTGAGTGCTGAGACGATTGCTTTGAATCCACTGAAACGCCGTTGTGCAGATATTGCGCGTTATTTATTAACAGAACGTCGCTTCAAAAGTTCAGAGGAAATCAAGGCACGTTACCAAGATGCTAGATCTTGGCTGCGTGATGTCGCAAGTAAACGCGCACGGCTGCAACTGCATACCACCGATGGCAGTGCGGTGCAGTTTCTTGACCAACGCGGTTCAGCCAAAACGCACTTTGATGATTTGGCGGGTTACTGATGACTGACGTGCCCATTGTGGACGTGCCGCCCATTGTGCTGGAGCAAATTGCAGCACAACTCGAAACCATCGAGGATTTTCGAGAGGTGTCAGGCGCTGCGGGGCTGAAAGCAGCGCTGGAAAATGCCGATAACTTGCCTGGGGCGTATGTGTTTGAGGCATCTGATCGAGCCAAGCCTAATCAATCCGCCGATGCGGTGATGCAAGTTAAATCGGTGCAATTTGCCGTTGTGCTGCTGATTGAAAACTTTACCGATGACTTTGGTGGAGATAGCGCGGTCAGAATGAAAAAACTGCGCGATAAGGTCGAAGCAGTGCTACTGGGCTTTATGCCCACAGGTCAGCAATCAGCGCTGGAATACGTGGGTGGGCGCATGTATTCGTTCAAATTAGATGTCTTGGCTCAGCAAGACAATTATGTTTTACCTGAATCAGTTATTTACGGAGATATTCATGCCTCAGTTTAAGTATACCAAACGCGCTGTGGTGCAGGTAGCGCTAGAAAACCCAGCAGGCACTGACCCCGTTGCCAATTATATTGCCATGTTGGTGAATATCGGTGGCTCTGCCAATAAAGAAAGCACGGCGATTGATCGTAATCCGCTGGATAAAGAGTTCGGTTCTTTAGGCGCTGCGATTACCGGTTCATTATGGAAAGTGTCAATCGAGCAAGAATTTAAACCTTTGGGGCGTAATGAAGGCGATATTTTAGCGCCTGAATGGCTGCTGCCAATGCAAGCCTGTGCCGCACTTAAAAATGATGCCTATGTGATTACGCTGTCGAGCGCTACTGCCTACACCATCGGTGAAACGGTTGAAGTGACCGGTAATGCCGTTGGTGTGGTGGTAGATATTGAAGGCAGTAAGGTCTATGTGCGCAAAACAGGCGCGACTGTGCCCGCTGCCGCTGATACCTTAGAGGGCGCAACCAGTGAGGCTACAGGTACGGTCAGTAGTGTATTGACAGGTTTACTGCTTGAGCCGACCAGCGAAGCAAGCGAAACCAAATCCTTAAGCGTTCGCTATAACCAGTCAGATGTCCGCAAACTGGCAACCTATGTACGCGGCAATGCGGTGATTACAGGCACAGCGAAAGAATTGCCCAAGGTTGCCTTCGACCTGCAAGGCATTTATACCAACCCTACCGATACTGCTATGCCTGATGTCAGCACCAGCGGTGTGAAACCGCAGTTATTCCAGAATGTGAGTCTGACCTGGGGCAACTTGGATACCAGTAATGTGACATTAACGGATTGTTCGCTGGATTTGGGAAATTCTGTTACTGCGCCTGATGATGCGCAGCAAGCTAATGGTATTGCGGGTATTTTTATTGAAAATGCCATGCCTAAGCTAAAATTCACAATTTCTCAGCCCAGCCTTTCTGTTTACAACCCCTTTGCTGAACATGAAGCGCAAACCGAGCGCAATTTTGCTGTCACCTGGGGAACAACTGATAAATACATTCGCTTGGGTGTACGCAAAGCGCAACTCTCCGCTATTTCTGAAACCGATAAAAACGGTATTAACCACTACAGTTTGGACTGCACCTGCAACAAAGGTGGGCTGACGCCTAAGTGGTATTTGATGCTGTACTAACGAATTTTTACGCCGCTAGAGGCAATAAAGACGACCTGGGTAATGTCAAAAAAAGGCCTACCTTTTTCTTAATGACCGTGAGGAAACCCTAATGTTTGAAGTCGAAGACGAAATCACCTTTGATGCCCATGTTGAAATTAAAGTGCCTGGTAAAGCCACGGAAACCGTTAAAGCACGTTATCGCGTACTTGACCAAGATGCGCTGGAAGAACTCAGCGGCAGCGACGTAGCCTTGCTGGACGAAGCCTTGATTACTGTCGAAGGCATTGCACGCAAAGGTGAGCCACTGACAGGTGATGAAGCCAAACAGGCCGCACTGAAAAACTCCCTGCTGGTTGCAGGCTTAAGTGGCGCGTACATGGAAGCCCGTTCGCGCAACTTTCGCCAGGGAAAATCTGCACGCCGTCGGTAGATACTTGGCGCACCCTGCGCCTCCGCCTATCAACATTGAGCAAGAAAACCCTGATCTTCCTGATGATGTGATTGATGCGCTGTATGCTGAGCAGGACGCACAAGAACAGCGTGTCTGTACCGTGTACCGCTGCAACGTACCTGCCCTCGATGCCTTCTTAGTGATTCGTCAACAGAACTTGTTTCGTTATCACGGACTGGGCGGCATCTTGGGGCTTGATTGGCAGCAAATCACCCACTGCCCTCTCCTTGAGTCTACCCAAGCTGAACACTGGTGGGACGTGACTGAAATCGCTTACGCCTATATTAATGAGATGAGTGAAAAGTGAGTGCTGATTCTGATCTAACTGTCCGTGTACGATTTCTGGCTGACGGCTCTGTACTTGTCAATCAGACGCGGCTGTCTGCGCGGGAGTTTCGCGGATTGCAAGGTGCTGCGGGTCAGGCACAATCAGGATTGGATGCGTTAAACCAATCCAGTCATAAACTGGGTGAATCATTAGGTGGTATTGCCCGTCAAATGATGGGATTGGCAGCGGCGGTACTAAGCTTAGATGCGCTATCTGACAAAATGGTCGATATGGAGCGTGCAAGCGCAGTCGCCAAAAGTCAATTTGATGCCACTGCCGATTCCGTGGCTGAAACGTTAGATCTTGCTAAAACAGTTTTCTCTACAGGTTATTCTGAAAATTTAGAGCAATCTGCACAAAAAGCCGCAGGTGCAATGCGTAAGTTTGGCGATGAATCACGCGCTGAAATAGCAGCCACTATTAACAAAGCAGAAGCCCTACCCCAATTTTTTGAGACTAATTACCAGCAAAGCATAACTGGCGCAGCAGCCATTACTAAGTATTTTGGCAATACGTCTGCCGAGGCGATGGATCTCATTGCTTATGGTCTACAACGCATCCCGCAATTTGCTGACGATGGCATTGAGTCTGTCACCGAATATTCCAACCTATTTGCTCAAGCCGGCGCTTCTGCTGAGGAAATGTTTTCTATTTTGGAAACAGGAGCTGCATCTGGGATTCTTGGCACCGATAAAATTGCTGATTCGTTCAAGGAATTCAGTATTCGTGTATGGGATAGCAAAGATTCCATTTCTGAGGCATATGCAGCAATAGGTATCGACCAGGCGCAATTGCAGGCTGATATTTCTAGTGGTATAAAACCGTTGCAGAAACCTACAACGAAGTAATTTCACGCCTGTCTCAAATGGATGAGACAGCCATCAATGCGCATGGCGTTGAGCTGCTAGGCACTCAATTTGAGGATTTAGGCAGTCGCATCGTCATGGGTGTAGATGCTGCTCGTGTTTCCTTGGAAGACATCGAGGGCGCTGCACAATAGGTGGTGGATGCTAATGAGACCAGTACGCAGCGGATCAAGGCTGCGTGGGCAAGTACTCAAGTGGTCATTATGGATGCGTTGCCCGCTGATGAAATCATGGGAACGCTGGCTGATGTTGCTGAAGCGGGGGTGCAATTAGCACAATCTGAAGGTGCTATTACTACAGTAACAACAGCGCTCACTATTTTGGCTGCGCGTGGTTTAGTGCCTATCGCTACTTCATTTGCCACCGCCACCACGGCTGCTGTCGCTAATCAGGCTGCTATGGTTCAGCAAGCAGCAACTGCACGTAATGCAGCTGTTGCTGGTACAGCAGCAGTAGCTGCGCGCGCAAAACAACATGCACAATTAACCGCTGCATTATTGGCTGAAGCGCAAGCGCATAGTGCTAACACCCTGGCTGCAACCCGTGATATGCAGGCGCGCGGTATGGAATCGCAAGCGATTGCAGCGCGTACTGCTGCACAGGCACGGCTCACTCAGGCATTAGCTGCTCATACTCATGCGTCCAACATGGTGACGTTGGCAGAATCCCGTGCAGCGGCTGCGATGAACGCGACCAGCCTTGCCGCGAGAGCGCAAGCTGCATCTTTGGCTGTGACAGCGGGGGCAGCCAAAACAGCAAGCGCTGCGCTGGCATTAGTAGGCGGTCCTGTTGGTGCAGCAATCTTAACGGGGGTGGCAGCCTGGCAGTTGTACAACACTGAGTTATTAGAGGTTCGTGCTGCTGGCATCATGTTGACACAAGGGCTGCTGGAAGGTGTGGAGAACCTATCATTTGGTGCTCAATCAGCATGGGCATTGATTACAGAAGGTGGTAAAGACGCTGTCAGGATTCTGCGAAATAGTTGGTTAGATGGCATTGAATGGATTACACACGGTGTAGCAATACTTCCCTCAGCATTTGAAACAATGGGGGCTGCTGTTCGTGGTGGCTGGCAGGGGATGTTGGCATGGTTGACCGAGGTTTTTGCTTCATTCTTAGATCGTGTTTCCAGTGGAATGTCTAGCCTAGATTTTCTAGGAAAGCCTGTCATTGAAGCACGTACCAAGATTGATGGCTTAGTCATCTCAATGAATTACTTTGCCCAAGAAACAGCTAGGACAGCAGGAGTTACATCCACATTTAAGGACGCTCTGGACAAAAACAAAGAGGCGATCTCTGCAAACATTGATATGTTTAGAGCGGGTGATTCAGCCACTAGCCATTTTGCTAATGCACAAGACGAACTGTTACAAGCCTATGATAAAAACATTGCAGCTATCCGCAAAACTACAGGTGAGATGCGTGATGATTTAGGTATAAAGCAAGATAGTGCTCAACAAACAGAGGCATTGGCGACGGTTCAAGCATTGTTAGCTAAAGAAACTGATTCTGTTTTTGATGCTATGGATGCTGAAAATGAGGCATTGTTTGCCGCCAAAGATGTCAATAGTGATTTAATTGATGCTCTAAATCAACGTTTGAATGCTGAAAAAGTATCTACACGACAAGCATTTATTAATCAAGAGTTAGCCAAATTATCTGCAAAAGCAACAGAAGAAGAACGTAATGAAGTTGCGAAACTGGCGGGTAAACTCTACGACTCAGAAAAAGCAGCAAAAGCCTTTGCAGGTGGCATGACTGAAGCCGCCAAAGCAATAGAAGACGCTAAAGATGCCTTAGAAGACATTAATGCCGATTTAGATTTCCAAGAAGCCATTGCGGGCATGACTGAGCTGCAAGTACAGACCTATGAATACACGGAGTTATTGAAAGAAGCAGGAGGCTTGAGCGCTGAACAAATCGAGTTGCAGGGCGAAGAATATGCCGCACGGGTTAAAAATATTGATGCCATCAATAAACGCACCCAAGAAGAGCGGCAGTTATTAGAATCCAGTGAGCAGCAAATTGCTGATCTGGAGTTTGAGATTAAGCTGCTCGGCATGGCAACGGATGAGGAACGCGACCGTGCGGAGTTGTTACGTGATGTCCATCCTAAAATGGAAGAGCACACTGAGCAGTTGTTGAAACAACGTGATGCTGTCAAAGAGCAAAATCGTGCTTGGGAAGAACAAAAAGACATTGCTTATGACATCGTAGACATTGTTGGCGATTTAATCAGCGGCACAGGCTCGTTGACAAAACGCTTGCAACAAGCGGGTTCAA